CATTGTCTTGGCAGTTACACCAATGTAGAAGTCTGTGCCCGACTCAATCATATAAATGATGTGAGTACGATCGGTGCGTTTTTTACGTGATTGCTTTTTTAAGTTCATAGTGTATTATAGCAAATCGGGAATTTCTGGTCAAACAGTTTTTTGTGGTAAAAAAGCCACAAAAAAAGGTAATACTTGAGTATTACCTTGTGGGATTATCGATAATATTATCGGTTATTTTTCGTGATTATCGATATATTCTTGTAGTATTTTTTCAACCAAATGATTTAATGTAATATCTTGCGTATGTGCCATTAACATCAAATCAAATAATTCCTTATCGGCTAAATCTAATTCAACTTCTTTACGATTATCTGTCATAGTCGACTCCTTTATTAATAAATCCAACCCAGGTCTAGCGTATTATGCATCCATGTAAACACAGGCACAGAAAACTCTAATTGATAAACACCATTCCACCCCAGATAATCCTGACCAGATAATGGTGATACTTTATCTGGATAATGGGGCGGATAATCAGGATAATATATTCCTGCCCATATAAACTTTGGGTCGAATATTCCAAAGAAACCGATCTCTTTGATAATCACCGCAGTGGAACTATCATTGTCATCTTTTTTAAAATGCTCAACTTTTAAACAACACGGACCTGTTTTTGCAACAAACTCAAGATCAAAGTCTGAGACTTTATCCAATTGTTGAACTTGTCTCCGGCCGCCAACATCCACGCTGACCCAGGGTTGTCCAACTGGTTCAAGTGTCACACGCATTTTTACCGGGTACTCAGTAGCCATACTGATCCAATATTTCAGTAAACTCGGGATATAATGTCCTGGCGTCGTATCCATATACATTGTCCCAACGTCGACAAAACTCAACCATATCTTTTAAATGTTGATCACTGTTGCTCATTTGATTTCTGGATAAGAGATTTAAGCATTGATTTATTTCACCCAATATTATGTAAGGCAGTTGATTAATATCACTTTCGTTATAATCTATATTACAATCAATATTGGTTAAATTATATTCTTGTATTAAATTTTTATAATTGTCAATATACTGATTTCGAATACTAGCAGGCAATATTTCTGGATTTAAAAATGTCGGGCGTGTTACATTCAAACTTTTTACAATTATTTTATGATCAAGACAATATTTCAACAAAGAATAATAATTCCCAATTGTTAACGCACTAATTGCTGGTCGTACTGTTAACGTTATGTTTGATCCGTTGCAATATGTGAGATACCGCTCTAAGTTTTTTAACACTTGTGGAGTGTCGGTTCCTTGTCGTTGGTACGAGTTATGTTCTGTGGCTGTTTCGATGCTTACTTCAATTCCCACACGTTTAAATTTTTTTAACTTGTTTATTAACCGTTCATTAAATGCAGTTCCATTTGTTACAAAACTAAAATGTAAATCAGTGCGATCACGTGCAATCATGTAGTCTACAAAATCTTCAAAACGCTTGGTCAACAATGTTTCGCCGCCCATGAAGTGAATATTTTTAAGATTATCTATCCCGGCCAATTCGTCAAGTACTCGATTCCATACTGCATTATCACGTGTCCAATCTGATCCTACATATTGCTTTGCATCTTGATTTCCCCATTTGACTTCTTGTACAGCAATCATACTACTGGCTTGAGGACGACACATCTTACAAGCCAAGTTACAATAGTTTCCCAGGTCAATGTGTAAATCTATGGGCATTTCGCCGTAATCACCATTGGTATTTCTGCTTGATTCAAATTTATCGTAACCAGGACTTTGCTCGTAACTGTTCGAGAAATTTGTTTTAGTAAAAATAACGCTTTTCTGATTGATTTTATGTCTGCGGCTAGTGCCGCTGGCCTGTTGTTGGTAGTAACAACGACTACAAAAGCTGTTTGGCTTGTCACCGAGCATTGCTACTCGTGCCAGGCGCATAGGTTCGCTGTTGAACCATTCAGCAACAGTCATTTGAGCGATGTTATAAATCTCGCTTAAATTGTCCGGGTACAGTTTGTGTGACTCTTGGCAACAAACTCCCAGACTGCCGTCCCAATAGATCTGTAGTTCATACCACGGACTATTACAAAAAATATTTTTATTAGGCACGTTTTTCGATAATTTTATCAGCCAGTCCAAAATCAACTGCTTGCTGTGCGCTCAAGAACGTATCAAACTTCATAGTTTCATACAGTTCTTCGTAGGTCTTATGGGCTGTGTTGTGCTTGACATACAACTCAGTGAGACGTTTGTTGATACGTACACTTTCTTCAAACGCACGTTTTGAATCTTCAAACTGCAGGTCTTGTACATGTACTGACCCACGTGTGCCTGGAGTTCCAGAACTTACACGATGAATCATTGTACGTGCTTCTGGTAGCACCATGCGTTTACCGGCAGCACCGGCCTGTGCCAACATGGATCCCATGCTTGCGGCCTGACCCAACACAATGGTCTGTACGTCGCACTTGATAAACTGCATGGTGTCGTAGATGGCCAAACCTGCGGTAACAGCGCCGCCTGGTGAGTTGATATACAGTGAGATATCTTTGTCAGGGTTTTCACTTTCTAAGAACAACATCTGTGCTACAATCAAACTGGCTGAATGTTCGCTGACTTCGGTGTCCAACATGATCACCCGATCCCGTAACAAGCGGCTGTAGATATCGTAACTGCGCTCACCTTTGGCAGTTTGTTCTAGAACAATGGGTACTAAATTGGGCATGGATTTTCCTGGTCTTGTGTGATTAATACTGCAAGTATAACACATAAATCATCTATGTGCAATGTTAAATTTGCCATTCATATATTGATTTATGATAAGTAAACAATAACGGAAAAAGAATCATGCGTGACCTACTTAATTTACTCGATACAATTGCTGAAGCACGTGGACTAAGTGCTCGTGCTCCAGGAGAAACATTTAATCGCGTTGGCAGTGACACTGCTGACGATATTATCACATTTTCGGACATGACATTTTACCCACCCGTTGGTGCATACAACAGCACAGAAGAAATGATGACAGCATTTGACCAAGTTCAAAAGCAAGTAGGGCACCCAATTGAAAAGGTCAATCAACCCACCGGCAGAATGGGTGCGTTTGCCATTGCGGCATTTGATACTGCGGTAGGACGTCGTTACTTGGCCAAGTTTGCACAAGACATCAAGCCAGTGCGTGAAAAGAACACATTCTTCCAAACCAAAGATATTCCTGGCAACTTTAGTCAAACCGGCGCTCGTGGATCCAAAGAAAAAGCCGGATACAAACCCAGCGATGTACTAACAGAATTTAAGAATCAAACTCCTCAATCTATTGTAGCACAAATTGGTGCCAAGTTTGGACAGGACAGTTTTGAATATCAGGCTGCCACTATATTTGCCAGTGCTACAGAGTTTCCTATCATTATCCCTGCTGGTAAAATGGACTTTAAAGGCTTCCGTGATTACTTTTGCGAAATGCTACAACCTATTGCGCTGATCAACGGATTACCAGTCAAAGGCAATGCCGCAGCCGCGGCAGCAACGTTCATGGGACAAAAAGGATTTAGTGATTGTGTGGTCAGTTTCAACCAAGGTGTAAGCGGTGGGTTATATGACAGTCTATTGGTCAATCCCAAGAACGCACAAATCAAATTGTCTAGTAAAGGTGCTAAAGGTGCTATGGCATCTTCCGTTAACTTGTTGACCAGTGTACGTGAACTTGAACGGGCTGGCCTAACACAGTTTGGCGAAAAGTACGCCGACGTTATTGACATACTTGAAACCATCAACAAAGGCGACCACGACTCAGGTCCACTAAACTTGGCAGTACAGTTTGGTATTATTACACCCGAAGAAGTTCCGCAAGTGATGAGTTTAAAACAGTATGCAGGTGACAAGAACTTTGATATCGATAGTACCAAGGTTAGTAAAAACTTAAAGAAGTTGTACAAAGATCGTAGTGCCAACGATCCTGCCAAAGTTATTCCACTCAATCACTTGGTGTCTAGTATTGCTTATACGGTAGTAAACGAGATCAATACAAAAACCAACTTCTCTGAAGCGGCTGCTGACATTCTAAACAACTCAGCATTTGTGCAAATGTATACCAACGCCAAAGACAAAGGTGAAGAGTTTGTTATTGAAGGATTTACCACTGTATGGCCCAGTAAGTTGTTTACTGATGTAACACTGGAGGCACAAAAGAGTTATAGTTCAACTGCCAGTTCGGGTGGTAAGTTGGTGTTCAACATCAACAAAGATCCTAAGAAAGTTGCTAATGCAGATTCAACTGGTGCCAATGACATTGTTGACTTCAAACCAGATCCAGACAAACTTGATGACTACGGCAAACAACGTTCTGGCGTCACTGCGGCAGCCGGTGGTATAGAGAAAACTCGGCAAATAGGAAATGAAAAGACGCTGGGACGTAAACGCCAACGTTAACGATTTAGTATAGAGATGTTGTCGCAAATGCCATACTTGAGTGCTTCGTCTGCGCTTAGGTATACATCGTGCGGTGGTAGCAGATATTGCTTGATGTCTTCTTCAGACAACTTGGTACATTCCGCATAGTGTGCAACCATGCGCTTTTGTGTAAGATCAAACTCTTTCATTGTGGCCAACAACTCATGATGTTTTCCATCATTGCCCCAGGCATATTGATGGCTCATGATTGAAGTGTTTGGTGTGAGTGTTCTGCGGCCAGGAGAACCTGCCAAAAAGATCAACAGGCCTGCTGACGCAATCTGCCCTAGTCCAACTGTTTTGATGAATATATTGGAACTACGCATTACATCAATTAGGGCAAAGGCAGCACTCATGTCGCCACCTTCTGAACAGATCATCAACAGCAGTTCTTTGCGTTTCTTTTTGCTAACGTAATTTTCGTGCAGTATCCATTCAATCACAGGCTTCATACTTTCATGGTCTACCTCGCCCATGAAAACGTACATGCCGTTATCTGCTAACGCCTGCGTGTGATCCTTAGTCGTGTCAAAATCTTGTTGTGTTGCCATGTTTATAAATCAGTTATTTGTGTGCATTCAGTATTGTACTACTGAATTGGTGAACATACAATTACTTATGGCGCAACACTAGTGCCAAAAATTAACAATTTGGGCCACGAACTATGTCTATTTTAACCTGGTCTAAATTGGCTGTGGGCAAACGACTGAGATCAATGTAAGTGTTAAACCGTTTGACTGCTTTACCGTTAATTGCCACTCGGTCATGGTCCTGATTTACATAATACCAAGCAGAATGATCTCGATAGTCCAATTCTTTAGCATAAAAACACTGCTTAAATTGCTCTCTTCCAGACATATCCATAATGGCAATACGTATAGTGGGCTGACTTTGGATCATCTCTTTACGCACCATCTGATCGGCTACTTTGTCGTTGAACCAGGTTTGTGTGGTTGACCCAAATCCCGGACGTACAACATCAATTTGAGATGCAACATTTCTGCACCCAAATAGCCCGCCACAGTCTGACCGTTGGTTTATTGCTGACAGTGCTTCTGCAACGCTTTCAAGATACGCAGGACTCCACGATAACCAAAATGCCACTTCCAATTGCCCAGTTCTATTAGCATCAAAAATGACCTGTGTTTTATCCATCTCGATTCGAAATGCTCGTTTAGGATAGTCAGCCAACACAGATTTAAGCAATCTATCTCCAGATGTTCTTTCGTGCTGGAGTGTTTGTATTTGTGTACTGATACGTCCGCCTTCTACTGTGCCTGCTGTAGCGGATCGGTTTAACAAGCGGTTGGCAATTTTACTGGGTCGGACCCAGACCTTCATATTGACAAGAACTCGGTTGCCTACTTGTTGCTGTTCAACGACTTCAAAACGATCCACATAACCTGATGCATAGGTGATGATTTCGTCTCGCGCAACACGATCATTACGCACTTCAGTTTCAGAAGCAACAACTGTACCAACTGCATGTTCCACTGCCAACCTAAAACCTTGTTGTCGTGCTTGGTCCACAGTGGCGCCTTCGCCAATGACTTCCACGTACAATATCTTTTCAGAAGCAGTTTCATAGATCCAACGGGCCACGGTTATTCCAGTACTTAACGGACTGCGAATAACATCGGCAATAGTAACACCTTGAGCAGAGGTTAGTACCACGGCAGTACCAACTGCAACCAGTAAACGCTTTAACATATTATTGCATCATCATTGCACGTACCGCTGGGCGAACTGCATTGGATTTTTTATCCCAACGATACACTACCCGAACGTTCTTACCGCTGTTGATAACTTCGCCTTTTACCAAATACAAGCCTGCCAAGATACCGGCATTCTGTGTGGTAATTGTGTTGTTAACTGTGGTGGCAATTCTTAAAGCATCGTTTCGAACAGCAGTGTTATCTTCCCTTGAAGAACTGCCATTGTTACGTTGTGGCTGTAGGTCGGTCGCAATATCATCGGTAGATTTAATGGCATTGTTAGTGAAGTTGTTTTTCTTGTTATCATTGGCCTGCTCCAAGTTGCTACTAATCATATTCACAGATGTGCGACTTGTGATATTCTCTTTGTTGATAAAGTCGTTGAGACTTTTCTTAGCTTCAAGTTCTGCCACGCGGAATGACTCACGCAGTGCATTTTGACTATTGCCCCATACAGGTGCATAGCCGATGACCTCAATGCTTTCAACATTGCCAGACCACAGGCTATACTTAATAGCGATACCATGGCGAGCAAAGTCGTTTGTGGCAGTCTGCTCACTGATTGGAGCAGTAGCATTGGCACCTGGTGGCACAGTATTGCTCGAGCTCAGCGGATTGGAACTACATCCAGTTAATGTCACCAGCACTGCCAATGCTGTAGCAGATAAAATACGAGTTTTCATTTCGATACCTTTTGTGTCATTTTCCGGTTAACCGTTATGGTTTGTTTACACCCAAGAAAAATCCAGTTCATGTGTGTATTGTACACGAACTGGATTAATTGGTCAATGCCTTTTGGGCCAAA